GGAATTAATATGAAAATGCCTTTTGATTGTATGATTCTGGACGAAGAGCCAGTTGAAGTGACTAACCCATTTTCGGGTGAGTCCTGTATGTTAACCCCTGAGGCGGTGGCCGTATATGATTCAATGATGGGTGCGGAGATGACTGGTGATTATAAGATGCTCCGTAAAGGTTTGGATTGGTTCCGCCAATACTTTCCTGAAGAATATATGGTATTGTTGGACTAAGGATATAATATGAAAAGCATTTATAAAGAAGTCGAAGTTGAATTTGATATTGATGAATTTACTGACGAAGAATTGTTGGATGAATTGGCGTCACGCAATTTGATTTCATCTACACACGGTGATTCTAGTGAATTGATTGATAAAATCTACCACTTGCGCCGACAAGGCAAACCCTATGAACAGGAACTGGACGAATACCTGTACTTAATGACAGGACGAGCCGTATAATGGCATTGGTATTAATTCTACTAATTGAATTTATAGTTTAAACTATACCACAATGGTGGTTGCCAAATGGTACATAATAACATATAATGTCGGTGTAGCCGCTTTGATGTATAAGGATTAGGTTATGGAAGATGGATTTGATATTGAGATTGGTGGCGGTTATTCTCTGAATTATGGAGAGATTGCTGCTCACAAAGAATTAATGGCAGTTACCAGATTATTGGCTGCCGAAATGATGAAAAACCCATATGTTGTGGTTGGTGATTTTATCAAAGATTTATCCGATTCTGACCTTCAGTCCTTGATGAAAGCCGAAGAAGAACAGGAATTCGAAGATTTGATTCTAATGTCTGAAATGTTGGCGTGTGGTGAAGGTTGTGAACAGTCACCAACAGATAAAGTATTCCAAGAACGTACCAGTCATTTTATTACATTCTTGGTAATTGAATCTCTTGCTCGTAAGGGTTTGGTTCGTGTATATCGTGAGAATATGTCCTTCCATGATGATATGCGTGATAAAATTGTAGTTGAAAAGATTGGAGATGATTATGCATGATCGATTGAAAGAACTGGCAGGCAAGGCCAACTTTGGACATATGGAGAATGGTGAAGTCGTATTTGACCCACGATTGGAAGTATTTGCGGAGTTGCTTATTGGTGTTTGTTGCGAAATGATGGTTAAAATGGAACACAAATATCCTGCAAACCTCACGGTTAGAGAAATCAAGAAATTTTACGGAGTTGAATAATGGCAGGATTTAAAAGTAAGAAAGAAATGGCAGAATCTCGTTTTGAAGAAAATACCATTTCAAAAGAAATTGAAATTGGTGAGGCAATGGCATTGTATGCAGCCAGTTGTTTTAGTCGTGGCATGATGTACTGGAACAATGATGAGGGAATCTGCCAGAAGGCGACCAAAAAAGGATTAGATGCTGACCTTATCTGGCTTACTAGGCAAGTCCTAATGGGTCCTGCGTTGATCTGGCAGACTACAGGCAAAGCCGTATAGTAGTACTTTAGTTCTCCAGCCATGAAACTGAGAACTATTTTCTACGATTGCCATTTCCACTGGTTGTGATAGAATACTTGTATTGATTGATTAGGACACACATGACACAAGTTACATTCAAAGACGGAAAGTACCAAGCAACTATCAACGGCAAGACCGTTAAGCGTAGCAAAAAAGAGCATATGGATTATGTGTTGCGTAAGGCAGGCATGACCACTGGTGCCGTGGAAGCATCCGTTCCACAAGAATCCCGCTTCTCTATCAATGAGCGCTTTGGTTTTGTTTCCGACATGGTTTCTATGTTATGCAATGGCGCACAACCTTCCGTTGTTATCACTGGTCCTGGTGGTCTTGGTAAGTCTTACACCGTATCCAAAACACTTGAAGCAAATGGTTTCAAAGATATCTCCATCATGGACGAATCCTTCCAAGTTGGCGCCAAGATTCCATCCAAGAAATTCATTGTTGTTAAAGGTCACAGCACGCCAAAAGGTTTGTACCGTTTGTTGTTTGAGAATAAAGACGGCGTTATTGTGTTTGATGATTGCGATAGCGTATTGAAGGATCCAGTATCGTTGAACCTGTTGAAAGGTGCATTGGATTCTTATTCACGCCGCATTATCTCTTGGCGTGCTGATATCAAGGATGAAGATTTGCCAACAACCTTTGAATTCAAAGGCCGTGTGGTTTTTATCTCCAACTTGGCGTCATCACAAATTGACCAAGCGATTATCACCCGTTCAATGGCCGTGGATTTGTCCATGACCACAAAACAAAAGGTTGAGCGTATGCGTCACATTATGGAATCTGGTGAATTTATGCCTGAAGCCAACAAGCAACACAAGCTCGATGCTATTGCATTGGTTGAGAAATTGCAAGATACAGTAAAAGAATTGTCCTTGCGTACACTCATTCAGGTAACAAAGATTCGTGCTAATGCAGGTACGAATTGGGCCAATTTAGCGGAATACACCATTTGTGGTTAATCAGGTAAAGGAGATAAAGAATGACGGACGTACAAAGTATTTGTTTGACCATTGCGTTTATTGCATATATCTATTTTGTGATGAGATAAAATGAACGAACGAATTAAAGAACTTGCCGAACAGGCTAAAAAATATTCACTTGATGTTATGATTAAAATCACCGACCGAGAACAAGCATTAAAAGTGTATTCAGAATCTTATGATACAAAGTTTGCCGAGTTGATTGTGCGGGAATGTGTGTCACAACTCTATGAGTTAACTCCACCAAAAATTTCCAATGAAAATCACCAGAAATTAGTCGATACCGCATATATGCTGGCAGTGGATAACGGTGTTGATAAGATTAAACAACATTTTGGAGTTGAAGAATGACAGATTTTGAAGTATCAATTTTAGCAGTACTGATGCTCATCCAAGGTATTACTGTTGGATACATTCTATGGGCACCAACTACGCCTTTCAAACAAGGGCTAGTTGATGGCTTGTCGTTGAAGTTCTTATGGGGCCGGAAATGAACGAACGAATTCGACAACTTGCTGAACAGGCTATGGTAACATTGCCTGCGGCAGAAGGACCACTTAGCCATACTTATTTTGACAAAGAAAAGTTCGCCGAGTTGATTATCAAAGAATGTGGTGTGGCATTAAGTCCTATGTTGCGTGATATGATTAGTCGTGGTCAAGCATACGATTTGATTAAACAATATTTCGGAGTTGAAGAACGCAAGGGTTGGGTTTGCAGTAAGTGTGGCGTTGACAGAACTCGGGATGTGTGTCCCAAGGGTCATACGGCTGCGATCACAGGCGATTGCCCAATGACGGCAACTGCACAAACAGGAGTTGAAGAATGATTAAAATTGTAATTAATAGATGCTATGGTGGTTTCGGCCTATCAACAATGGCCGAAGTTGCATATAAAGAGCGCGCAAACATTACCGATCCAGATTGGTCTGCTTATCAAATTGCTCGTGATGATCCAATCTTGGTTCATTTAGTTGAAGAACTAATGGATGATGTTGATAGTCAATATTCTAAATTGAAAATTGTGGCAATTCCTGATGATGTAAAATGGGAAATTGATGAGTATGATGGTATGGAATGGGTTGCTGAACAGCACCGAACTTGGAGTTAATTATGACAATGCCTGCTGGTAAATATTACATCGGTGATTTGTGCTATGTAATGGATGAAAATGAATGGGATGAATTCTGTGGTTTGACCATTGATTATGAAAAACATAACTGTATTGAAGGTGAGTTTACATTCAAAGATGGCCGCCGATTTGCCGTATACAATACCAAATTTGGTGATGGTTTATACTTTGATGATTATGATCGCCAGTACTCTGTTGATGCAGGTTCAATTGGTTGTATCAAATTGGAAGATATTCGTGCTGACAAATATGAAAGCATTGAAGAACTTGGCAATCTCGTGGAGTTTGACAATGAGTTTGTAACCGGCGCACATGATGGTACATTGTTTTTTGGTTATGTGAAAATCTATACTAACGGATCAGATTAATGTTTTGCTTTGACGTGGAAACACTTGGTAAGAAATCCGATTCTGTCATTCTATCAATAGCGGCCATCTATTTCAATCCCGATGAGAAACCATCACCACAACAAATGCGTGATGATGCTTTTTATGCCAAGTTTGATGTAAAAGACCAACACAAACGATTGAAAAGGTCTATCAATAAACCTACCATGGATTGGTGGGCAAAGCAATGTGATAATGTGCGTAAGGTTTCATTTGTGCCTAATGAAATTGATTGTAGGTTTGAGGATGGTTATGAAGCCATGCGTAAATGGGCAGAATCAAAGAATGATCCAAAGTGTTGGGTGTGGGCTCGTGGTAACTTAGACCAATTGGTGCTAGATGATATTGAAGAGCAATGTGGTTTAGAACCAATCTGGTTTTTCAATCGTTGGCGTGATGTGCGTACTGCTGTTGATTTTCTATACAACACACAGAATGGATATTGTGATGTGGAGTATCCAGGGTTTGATGCAAGAAATGATATAAGTAAACACAACCCAGTGGATGATTGTTTGTTAGACGCAATGCAACTAATGTATGGAGTAAAACATGAATGAACGAATTAAAGAATTGGCAATTGAGGCCAAATTGGAACATTGTGTAAGTCATGCGAGGTTGCAAGATTTTGCTGAACGGATTGTGAAAGAATGTGCTGGTATTGTGGAGAATATGTCTCCTGGTTACCAAGACTATCGTAACCAGATTGAGGATGCTTTCCGTGATGATTGTGTAAATACAATTTTTTATAAGTTTGAAATAGACAAACCTGGGTGCAGGAATAACGCTTGCCATCCGCAACAGGATGGTATATAATACACATATGTTTTTTATAATGGAGTAATTGATGAGTAAGAATCGTAACCAGACTGCCTTTGTTAAGGCAGCTGAAGGTTTGTTTGGTATTGGTTCCGTGTTGACCCGTGATGGCATTCAGCATGTATGTGAAGAAAAAGGTTTGGCCTTTCCTTATTGGTTCGTAACCAAATCCGAATACCGTGTTGATCGTGGTCGTTATAAATTGCCAGACATTGGTTCTAAACCCGTTGCAAAAGAAACTGAACCAGAACCAGAACTTGAAATGGCTTTATCTGCACAAGTTGTTGCTTTGCGCCAACCTAAACTAGTTGATGATTCTGATGTATCAATTCCTGCAAAATATCCTGATTATGTGCCCTTTGGTTTTTACAAAGATTTGACCAACATCATTAATGCTGGTGATTTTTATCCAGTGTTTATTACTGGCCTATCGGGTAACGGCAAAACACTAATGGTCGAACAAGTTTGTTCCACTTTAGGTCGTGAGTGTATCCGTGTTAATATCTCCATCGAAACCGATGAGAGTGACCTGTTGGGTGGTCCCACTCTCGTTAATGGTAACGTGGTTAACCGTGATGGTCCTGTTATTACTGCTATGAAACGTGGTGCCGTTCTATTGATTGACGAAGTTGACCGTGGTTCTAATAAGTTGATGTGTTTGCAAGGTATCTTAGAAGGCAAACCATACTACAACAAAAAGAATGGCGAGATGGTTTATCCAAAAGATGGATTTACCGTGATTGCTACTGCTAACACCAAAGGTCGTGGTAGTGAAGAAGGCAAGTACCTTTCACAGATTTTGGATGATGCCTTCTTAGAACGATTTCCAATTACTGTTGAACAGGAATATCCTGATTCTAAAACAGAAAAGAAAATTCTCACACCATTGATTAATGATGCTGAGTTCGTAGAAAACCTGTGCCAATGGGCTGACATTGTTCGCCAATCTTTCCAACAAGGTGCTGTTGATGAGATTATCTCTACACGCCGTTTGGTTCACATTGCCAAGGCATACAAGATTTTCAAAGACCGAATGAAAGCCATTAAGTTGTGTGTTGCACGATTTGATGATGAGACTAAGGAAGCATTCCTTGATTTGTACACCAAAGTGGATGCAAAAGCTAATCCATCCAAGGCACAAGAAATCAAACCGATTGATGAAGAAATTCCATTCTAATGGATCGGCTGGCATGGCCGTTCCATGCTTTTTTTTATTATTTGAAAACTGAAAGGACTTAAAATGTCAAAACATACTGGTAAACCTAATCGTCACGAAAAAATCGCCGTCACATTGTTGTCAGGCAAACCTGTATCGCCTGAGGATATTCAGGCCGTATTTGCAGGCACAGACCAAGAAGCGGTGTTGTATCGCCTGAGTACAAACATTTACAATATTCGCAAAGATGGTGGTATTGTTAAAGTACACAAGACTGGTCGTAAGGTCACCGCATATCAATTGGTGAATTACACCGAATTTAATGAACACGGCCGTTTTGTTGGTAAACAAACACCTGCAGCTGTTGTTGAAGAAACCAATGAAGTGGAATCTGTATAATGGATACTATCATTAGAATTACGGGAATAATTGGCATAATCTTTTTCCTAGGACTTTTACTATCAATACCAACTTGGTTGTTGTGGAATTCTTGTTTCGTTGGTGCAATTGATGGCGTGAATGAGATTAGTTGGTTGCAAGCCTGGGGTCTACAAATACTTGTGACTGGATTATCCAAATCTGGTATTGAACTGAAAAAATGAAAAAACACGACCGAGACAATTTAAATTTCTTGATGAAATGTCCAGAGGTGGAGTTTGATAAGTGGATGGAAAATGCATCAGATGATGATGTGAAATATGCACTTGATTTAATCAAAGAAGCCAAATCTCAACTTTTACTAGAAGAAATAGAATTGCGTGAGTGTTCAGAATCATATGATTTTACAGAAGCCAAATTATTAATTGAAAGAATTAAAAATGTGGGAAAAATTTAAAGACTGGTTTGTCTCGGCTAGATTTCCATGGTTCATGGTTGGTTGGCAAATTGCCGATACAATACATTATCCAAGTGTCTTGAACCTTTTGTTGTTAGGATTTTGGATTTGGGTATTAACCTGTCCTGAGTAATACTGAAGTGTTACTTGCCATATCCTTCGGTTGTGTTATACTCCATCCATAGTTGATTAGGAAACTTTATTATGAAAAAACTTTTGATTGTTCTACCTCTCGTTGTATTAGTTGGTTGTGCTTCTAGCCAACCCACAGTAACCAAGGTTGAAATACCTACTGTACCAGAATTCGATATTCGAATGATGACCCGTTCTGAGGTGGTTTCGGCCGTTAACGAATGTGAAAACAACGACATGAAACCATTTGTGGAATATATTTCACAAAAAACAACCTACGGCCGTGTGATGGTGCCGGTTAACGTACATTGCAATCCATTGAAGAAATAAAATGTCTTACGAAGGCGTTTTATCCACATTCGGTTTAGGTCAACACCAAGTTGAAATGCTTTTGGTGTGTGGCGTAATTGTAACCGTCATTGGTTTCTTTCTTGTGATGTACTGGCGATTCATTGTGGCTGGTTTGGTTGTGTTTGGTGTTATCACAATTTTTGCAAACCATCCTGCCAATCCAACACCAGCTGTTGAAGTTGTGGTGAATACACCAGTAAGTCCGCCGCAAACGGATGAGAATATACATAAAACATCATTCGCTGATCCATTCGTAGTATTCAATGCTTTGATTAAGATGAAAGAAATGTTGGAAGCAAAAGATGATGTGCAGACAGAGACACCTAAGGTTGCTGAAGTTTTGATTGAACCTAAAAAGGTGGTTGAAACCGAAGAAATGAAGGAATATGTTTTACATTGTACTGAGTTGACCAGAAATGCTGAACTATGCCGTGAAAACTGGATCACAATGAAAGAATTTGGTTCCGAATTAATCTTGGAACCAGTTGAACGCAGCGTTAGAAGGCAAGTCAAACGTGCAAAGTTTGATAATACAGCCAAAGCGGATATTACAGCCAAAGTGGATATTACAACCAAAGTGGATAAACCAACATCCAAAGTACAAGAGGTAAAACTTCTTGATGTGGACAATGTTGAATATAAAGAACGGCGTGCTGCTGCATTGAGCAAACCAAATGCAGTTGTCATGCAAGAAACTTATCGTTAAGGAGTTAATATGGTACAAATTGTTAAATCGGAGTGGCATCAAGTTGAAAAGCGTTATGGTATTGAAATTGACCGTGACCTATTTGGTGAAATCTATTCAGATATTGAGGATGAAGGTGAGATTGATTTGATGTTCCTACAGTTTGAGAATGAAGAACTGGACATTGAAGAAATTATTCAAAAGGCATATGATGATAATGTTGACCTTGATTGGGACTGGCTCGATGAAGATGACTGGTGGACAGACCGCAAAGGTGGTTATGAAGTAACTTATGAGGTGAACAAATAATGGCACTCTGGTCTATTAAACCCACATGGAAAAAATCATTAATTGAGCGCAGTCATTATCACAAAGGCGATAAGTCTATCGTCATTGAAACTGGTTGGCGTTGGGGTGAATTTACTTGTGAAACCGAAGATGATAATCCTCCAGATATTGTAGATGGTACAGACCTTTACGATTGTGAATATATTGTTGAAATGGTTGAATGTACCGATGGTTGTTGGGAAGACCATGAGTTTGATGGTTTGACTGAGGAAGAGGAAGAAGCCATGATTGAATGGCTAGATGAGAATTCCTGGTTAGATTTGGAAGAAGATGGTTGGATTCAAGGTGATACTGAAATGATTATTGCTTGTGATCCACTCATTGAAAAATTAGAGGATTAAGTATGCCGAATATATCTTCAACTATTCCAGTTGGCACAATGATTGGTAATCAAGGCACAGTAATTGGTGGGTTAACGCCGCAAGGCAGTGGAGGTATGACTTATTGGACAAATAATACCAGTGTATCAACTGTGCCACCTCTTGGTAAAGAATATGCCATTCAAGGCCAAATGTTTGTAACCAATTATATTGTTGACAATGTACATCTTCAAGATCATGCAGTAAATCTGGACGATATAAAAAAACGATTAGTAAACCAATTGACTGAAGAATTGTTTCAGAGTAAATTGGTTGAATTTACTAAATCGGAAGATTGGGTCAATGACAAAAAGATATTTCGTGCAAGGATTTTTGCGGTACCTGATACTATGGTTCGCATCCTACGGGAGAATGGTAAATGAAAGATGTACTTGCCATATTGTTGATGGTAGTGTATAATCTAACCATATTGGGCGCCACAGTATACCTGATTTCAGAGAAGAACTGGGATCCTTGGTGGATGTTGTTGGCTGTTGCACTGTGTGTAAGTTATAAAGCGAGTAAAGAATGAAAATTGCTGTGTGTTCTGATCTTCACCTAGAGTTTGGTGGAATCTCATTAGAAAACAAAGACAATGCCGATGTGTTGGTGTTGTCTGGTGATATCTGTGTGGCCAAAGAGGTTCGTATTAAAGATGACTATGGCCTGATGGGTAAGAACGACAACAACAAAATTCACAACTTCTTTCAAGAATGTAGTGAAAGATTTCCTCATGTTGTGTATATCATGGGTAACCATGAGCATTACCACGGTGACTATGCCACCTCGGTGAATAATCTCCGCACACATTTGGGTTATCTAAAAAATCTATACATATTGGACAAGCAAGTTATTGATATTGAAGGTGTGACCTTTGTTGCCGGTACTTTGTGGACTGATATGAACAAGGAAGACCCTGTTACAATGGTAAACATTCGTGGTTACATGAATGACTACAAAATTATTGATAATAGTGCTTCTGTTCCTGTATCATTCCGTGATACTGATGGAAAATTCCATACACGGGTTGGTAAGTTTACACCGCAAGATTCAGTTGATGACCACAAGGCCATGTTGGAAGTAATTGATGCAGCCTGTAAGGCATTGCCTGGTGGAAAAATTGTTGTGTGTGGTCACCACTCACCTAGTAAACAATCTACCAAACCGCAATATGAAGATGATGTGATGGTGAACGGTGCATATAGTTCCAATTTGAATGAGTTTATCTTGGATAGACCACAAATCAAATTGTGGACACATGGCCACACTCACCATAATTTTGATTATATGATTGGTTCTACCCGTATTTTCTGTAACCCACGTGGTTACATCAACTATGAAGACCGAGCCGACCATTTTCAATTGTTGACTGTTGAGGTTTGATGTGCGTGATTCTGATGTTAAAAGGATGATTGATATGAAAGAAGAAACTTTGTTGAAGAAATTATATTTGGTTGAGACTGTCTCAATCTTCCGTATGCGTTATGTTGTTGAGGCTCGTGAAGCAGAACATGCTAATGATGAAGTCACTTTTAGTTTGGGAGATGGAGAATTCAAAGAGTTCTCACAACACCACGTGGATGAATGTATCACAACAACTCGTGAAATCTCCGAGACTGAATTTTTTAATCTGTTTGATACAGACAATGATTACTTGGCATCTTGGCCTGAAGTAAAGAAAAAAGAATTTATCAATGTGATTGATTATGGTGGTGACGAATGAAAGTAAGAATTCGAAATAAACCTTCTTGGTTTGGTCCATATCAATTAGCAGAAGTGCTTTGCTTTTGGGCAAAGAAAGAACATGATGAAGTTGGTTTTGAACGTACGGCCGATTGGGTTCATAATTTTGGCGCTTGGCTTGGTGGTGGACCAAACCGTGATGGTTGGTTGACCAAGCTCTTGCAATGTGTATATGATGTTCGTTGTAAACTACCATGGAACAAGGACACCATTCGTATTGATTACCATGACACATGGTCAATGGATCATACATTATCACCAATCATTTTGCCTATGTTGAAACAACTCAAGGCAACCAAACATGGTTATGGTATGATTGATGATGAAGATGTACCAAAAGAATTGCGTTCAATCTATGCACTACCTAGAGAAATATGGGAATGGGATGGAAATGCCGAAGCCCGTTTTGATTGGGTATTGAATGAAATGATTTGGTCATTTGAACAAATGTGTGATGAAAATTCAGAAGAAAAGTTTTGGATCACTAAACCTAAAATGGATTGTGAACATATGCAAGAACCATTTGAAGAAGGTCAAATGACACGTGAAATTAAATGGAAAGTTGAAGGTAAACTTGATACTGATGGTTTGAGAGCACACAATGAACGTATTCAACATGGACTAACCTTGTTCGGGAAATACTTCCGCACACTATGGGATTAAAAATGAAACGACCAACAATGGAAGAACTGACTGCCAATCTTGAAAAAGCAAAGACCGAATCCAAGTTGGCCATTTCCAATTTGATTGAACATAATGAATTGTTAGATGATGATGGTTATCCAACTGATGCTGCATTGGATGTGATTAAACTTTGGCACTGGACTGATCCAAAAGGTTGGTTCTCATTCATTGAATCTATCTGGCACCTACGTTCGTGGGGTTGGAGTGAAGGCACACAACCAGATGAATATGATCCAGAAGAAT